CTGTTCGCAAAGTCAACATTTTTTTCCGTATAGAAAATCTCATCAGCGGCATCAGCATAAGGATCAGCGGCATATCCGATATGCTCCCACAACTGATAACGCATAAGCGAGTCAGTGTTTTCTTTAAGTCCACTATCTCCAGAAGGAGACATGAAGAACGTCCCACGCAATCCCTGATAATCACTTACCCGGTAAAGTTTATTGCCGCCATCCAAATATGATCCTGGGGCTTGAGCAACAAATGTATCTAAATTGTTGGGAGGAGCACTCACCAAGTACTGACGATCAGGGTTCCCGTACTGCTCCCAGGCGCCTGAGGTGGGCCATTCCAACTGTCCGGCGACTACGGAATCAACCTGCGCTCTCGTGGGCCACATCATCGACGGCGCGGCGCCGCCCATTACGACCTCTCCCGGTTAGTTCTTTGCAAGTTCTGAATCTCATTCATAACCAACGATGCCACTTCCTGCGCATTGGCGTTAGGTCCACCAGTCACATTAATAGTGTAATTGCTGGTATTCGATGTTCCCATTCCGCCCTGTGACGTTGAGGTGTCACCAATGGCGGGCACGGCGTGCAGGTGCCGGCTGTCGCCCATGCCGTGGAACTCTGCGTACCCTCCACCGCTCTTGATGCCCCTTTGATAGGCCCCAAGGTTGTCACCCACAAGGTCCAAAGCCCTACCAGTTACATGATCAGAGTTGCTGGACCCGAGGGCGTAATTGCGGTATCCGGATGTGATGGTGCGCTTGCCGGGGAGTCCTCCGCTTATGCGACCGTGCGCTGCAAGAGTGCCAGCCATAGCGCTTGACGTGTCACCAAAGGGATGCTTCGTGTCGCCCGTATCCAGTTTGGCAACGAGGTCCTGGACAGAAGTTTCGAACGTTCCCACGCTCTCGCCGAATGTCGCGGCGAAAGTGGCCATGGCCACGTCCGTGAGTGCGGCAGTGTCTCTGCCTTCCCCTGCCTCCACCAGGTTTCTAACGGTACCCACACCCAGAATCCGATCGAGGTTGGCTTGCAGCGAGGCCACCCCTAGGGCCGTGAGGTCACCCTCATCGTCCCTCATGTTCGTCCCTCGCTCCAATGCGGTAAGACTTTCGAACACGCTGGTGAGTTCGTTCCGCGTGTCTCCGCTCATGCCGGCCATGACGCTCGAGAAGTCCCCGCTGAAGGTGCCCTGAAGGCCTTGCCCCATCAGGTTGCCAATTATATGCTGAGTGAGGGTCTCTATCTTGGCGGGTTCGAATTTGTCCATCTGGTCCGCGAGTGTGGCCTGGATTAGTGGGTCCTGGAAAAAGCCCCCAAGGCCTTCCATGCTTCCGCCAACCTGAGTAAATGCTTTTCCTTCCCCATACAAATCATTGATCATGGACGTTGCGGCCATTATGTCACCGCCAGCAAGATCCGTGGCGAAACCCATCTGCTCCGTGAGGAAGTTAAGAACCGCCTCCTTGCCTTCTGCCGTTGATGTGTCTAGTTCCCCAGAATCGGCCATTTCCTTGAAGGCTCTGGCACTCTCGTCCATGCCAATTTCGCCTGTATACACCCCGGCTGCTTTGCTGAAAGCGTCGTATGTCGTGTTCATGATTGCTTGGAAGACGTTATTAATATCGTCCCGAGTTTGCATTAACGCTCCAGAGAGTTTCTTCATCATCTCTGTAGTGCTTTCAGTTGCGTCATACAGGTTGACACCTACGGTGTCTGCCATTTTGAGAAGTTCCTCTTCTGAAACACTAAACATGTCCGTCATGTGTTCCATGCGGTTGGTGTACTTGTTCAGAACAACATTTGCCACACCGTGATGCTTTGTTATTTCCGGCAGCATTTCATCCAGGAAGTCGAATGGTAGTTTGAGGGCCTTGTCGCGTTCCTCCATCGACATGTCGACGCCCAACATTTCCCGATTCTCGTAGATGCTTTGTATGGCTGTTTGCCGGGCGCGAAAACCTGCCCCCTCTTCACCCTTCCCTCCCATCGCCAGGGCTGCCTTGCCCGATTGGAGGATGTTGCTCATCTGGCCAACGTTCATGGCCCGCCTCATCCGTACCGCCGTCATCGGGCCGCCCTCGGCTCGGGCTTCATCAATGCCTGAGATCATCCCTCCCCAAATCTCAGAGGCAGTGTCCCTGGCGCTTGCTTTGACTTCTGCTCTGGCGGCCTTGGCCTTACCGAAGTGCCCCATGACGCCTCCAATAATGCCACCGACAATAGCGCCGACGACAGCGCCCCCTGGGCCGATCATCCCGCCGAGAGCGGCACCGGCACCAGCACCAGTGAGCATTCCACCCCCTACAGTTTGGGATTTCAACGCAGCGCCACCAAGGCCAACAGCGGCACCCAGTAGAGGATTGATCATGGCGATTGAGGAACCAAGGTTCATTGCTCCTTGGGCCTCTTCACCCATGAAGCCACTAGCAACCCCCATGCCCATGCCCATGCCCATGCGCATGCCGAAGCCTGCCTTACTTCCAAGCCTCCGTTGTATCCCTTCGCCCCGGGCACTGCCAGCACCCAGCCTCCGCATCACGTTGGTTCTGCGCCTTTGGTAAGCCGTTTGGGGGCCTACAGGTCCACCTGTAATCCGAGTGGTTGACATCATCTTTTCTCGCCGCCACGCCGCCTTGAGGTTTGCTCCTACTCCGCCCTCGCCTTTCCACGGCATCTTCCCCCGTATCCCTGACCCAAGACTCTGACCCGCACTCGGGCCGTAAAACGGGTTTGTCTCCACTCTGCCATCGGGCATCGTTATGGTCGGATTGGCGCTTACCATCATCTTGAGTTGTTTCGGAGTCATCTGGCTAAAGTCCATCTTCCCCTCGCCACCCGTTCCTTTGCCATAACCGCCGCCAAGGAATGCACCAAGTCCACCGGCCCCCTGCCTCTTTTGCATTTCCTCCCAATTAGCCGCCCTGGCAGTTCGACTAAAGCCGGGCTCAACGAATCCTCGATCGCTGCCGGGGGCTGCCGCACCAATACCCGGTCCAAACAAAGATCCCGCCTCGGCGGTTCCCGCTTGGAACGGTGATGGGGTTGGCAACATTCTCCCGGTTACAGGATCACGCATTTGCCCGCCGTGCCACATCCTTGCGTCATATTGAGGCTTGTTCAACTCGTCATATATTGAGAGTTGTTCATTCGGGGAGGTGTAACCCGTCCCGCGACCAGCGCCTCGTTTCCAAACGCCCTGCCCCGGCGGACCACGTCGATACCGATCGGCAGTGGCGTAGTCGGTCGCACCAAAGAGTTGTCGATCCCTGGCGGGGATACGGCGTTTAACGATGCCGCCGGCGCCTGCTGCAGCGCCCGCAAGGCCTACTGCTCCTGCTCCGGCTCCGATGGAACCGGGTGCCTTGCCGTGTATGACTGCTTGGCTTGGGGCATAACCATATTCGCTCATGGCCTTACGACCACCGACGGTCCCACCTGCGGATGCACCGTTAACGTTGACAGTTCCAGCAGTCACAGTCATGGTGTTGAGGTTTTGGAGATCCAATCCCTTTTCTCTCCATGTCCCCTCCGTCCCCCTCATCGCCTTAAACCCCTGCATCATCCCCATCATCATCAAGAAGGGACCGAATCCCCCGGAACCACCAGAACCCCCAGCCCCCCCACCCACGGCCTGCCCCACGTTGCCCAGTTTGGTGACGAAACCGCCGACCCCCTTCGTTACGCTGGTAAACAAATCAACCAACTGGGTTACACCATCGATAAGTTTGTTGATAAACGGCATAGCATCTTGGAACATTTCCGTCCATGCCGTTTTAAAACCAAGCAATGCTGTGAGAAGATCCCCGATCGCAGTGCCATGCGCCAAGAAATCCTTCTTCGAATCAATCAAGAAGATTCTCAGACTATTAAATGATTCGCTGAGATAGTCCCCCACCGGACGAAGAATGTTCATGAACATGTCTTCAAGAATCTTGGCAGCAGAAAGCAACGGAGCAAGCGAAGACGTAACTTTCTTCCACCCGTCAGTAAATCGACCCCACCAATCTGCTATCCGCCCAAACATGCCCTCTGCCATAGGCAGCCACTTGTCAACAAGTTTGATCATGTTCTCTTCGATTTTCTCCATGGCTGCAACCATGCCGCCAAGAAGCCCACCCTTCCCGAACTTGATGACATCACCGCGGATTCTGAACATCAGGCGTCGGAAAATAATCGTCATCTCATCAAGAGACCCTTTTACATCCCCGAGAAAAGCATCGCCAATGTCAGCAAAGTCAGTACGAATAATGGTGAAGGCAGCCTTAAAGCGGCTGACTAGTGTTCCAGAAACCGCGTCCCACTGTCCCTCAACGCCGGCGAGTTCCGATATGAGGCCAGATCGAATCGCCGCCCGTACATCCTTGACCGAAGTCTTACCCTCCCTGGCAAGTTTCTTCCACGTCCGTTCGCCGATCGCGCCCAGACTCTTAAAGGCTTTTTCCAACTCCTGGGGCTTTATGTCGGGATCGGTCAGGAGGCCAACAATTTCACCGACCCATTTCGCTGCCGCTTCGAGCGGCTGACCCGCAGACGCGATGTCCAACAAACCTTTAGACAGGTTCTTACTGAAGGTGCCTCGCTGGCTAGCGCCGGCAAACATGGTGTTCATATTCTCAATACCCAGGGCAGCCATCGTGACATCCGTGGCCATACCACGCATCTCGGAACGGACAGCAGAGATCCCGTTCTTGAGGTCTTTGTAGTTCCGCTCAAGGCCCTTGTAGGAGAACATGGCGGCCTGCTGTTCGCGAATAGCCGCAGAAAGAACTGCCAAGGCAGCCGCAGCGCTTGTTGCAGCACCAGCAATCATCTTGATGGCGCCGTGGTACCCCTTCATTAACCAACGGCCAATTTTGAATAAGCCGTGGACGACAATCATTGAGGCTGCCACGGCGGCGAACTCAACAACCATGAACTTGGTCGCCATGCCGAGCGTCTTAACGATCAGTGTACCGAACCCCTTAACCAACTTGTCCCAGTCGGTCATGATTCGTTCAAACCGCTCAGTGGTTTGGTTCATGATCCTGGCGAACTTCTTAGAAGAAGCACCAAGACTCGCCATGTTGTTGTCGGCTGCTTTTGCCGCAACAGCAATTCTGAGTAGTTTACGCTCAGCCTTATTGAGTTCTCGCTCACCGCGCAGATGGGCTCTTATTACAAGATTTACATCGGCCATATGCGCTCCAGCAAGGACTCAGAGCCGGTTAGATACAGGGAGTTTTACTTGTTCTCCCGCTCATGTCTCTCCCGGTCATCCTGTATAACTTTAGCACAGGCCAACAGAATAGCCCATTCGAAGTCGTCACATTTCAGGAGTTCTACAGGGCTTGTAGAGAACGCTTCCGACAGTCGTGCTGCCGACTTTACATACGAATCTTCCTCTAAGAGAGCGAAGATTCGTTCATAGGGTCCACCGTGTCAACAACGTCAGAGAACCCTGCAGCCTCCAGCACAGCCAGAGCCGCCGATTCCACATGAGGGTCATTCCCGAAGAAGTTACGAACAGCGTCAGGTACGGGACGACCGGCGCTGGTCATCTTGAGAATCGCCGAAGAAGCAAAGTTCATAGGATAACCATCCTCGTCCATGACCTCTTCGCCCTGCATCTCAACACCAACGGTCGTATGCCCAACGACGTAACAGGCGAACTTTGTAGGATCCAGTCCGTTCTTGGTTTCCTCACCAGCCTGCTTGCGCCAATTGCGCATCTTCGACTGGTTGATATTGGGGCTGATACGAAGCATCACCCCTTCGCGCTCAGGAACCTCAAGCAACACGACAGGTCGTTCGACTTCCTTCGAAATGGTTTCCCTGAGACGTTCAAGAATATTGGGCTCTTCGATGTCAGGCACCTTTGGAGCGACGGCAGCCTTCTTCGTCGCAGGCTTTTCTTCAGAGGATTCGTCGGTGTATAGTTCAGTGCTCATAGGCGAAAAACTAGCACACCGATAACCTGATCACAGCAACTCCCGATAATCGGGAAGATTTAGTGTGAAGCCAGATCCGAAGTAACACCCTGACAGGCGAAGGTTAGCGAGAAGGTTGCTGGCGCTCCGGAAGAAGCATCACCTTCTGGCTCCGTGATACCCACCAGTAGGGCGTTGACATAGATCCGGTCAGTTCCGGTAATCGTGATGTCGCAGTCCGTTAGGTACACATTGAGGGTGTAGTAGGCCCGTCCAACTTTTTCCCTAAGAATTGCCAACTTCACGGCAACACCGGAACCACCAAGACCAGGCTCCGTGCTCTGTTCTTCTTTGTCGTCCATGTGGGCTGTGACGGTAATGTCACCGATTTCGTAGGGGGCACACAACACCGTCGGGAACTGATCCCCACCGGCGTACACCTTCTCTACGGCTGCAGTGATTTCACCACCAGACACCTGAGCGAATAGAAACTCGCCCCATGAAGGTGACATCTCGTCTTCGGGAACGATCGAACAAACGATCTGACGCTGTGAAAGTTTATGTGGTCCACCGTGTGGCATTTAAAGTACCTCCGTCTACACCACTGAAGTGGTGAGATTGCTCTTGACTATGTCAACATTGATCTGGTCGCCAACGCTAGACACTCGAACGCCGATCTTTGCCTTGACGAGTCCGTCTGCCAACTGGGTGGCAGGGTTGAGACTCTTATCGCACCTGACGGTGTAGCCCATGTCGATTCGCTTGCCGACTGGATCGAAGGCCTCGTACAACGCCCCCGAGATGCGACGTGGCTCCAGAATGGCAATCAGTCGCGCCTGGACGGCGGCGAAGATGTTTCCACGACCGTCGATGACGCTGAAGACCAACTCCTCGAGAGTTTTGTTAGCCTCATACACAACTCCGTTGACTGTGTCCTGGGCCGTGATGTACCGGAAGTTGCTCGTGTCATTTGACAGGGAGCGCGCACCGTAAACCCGAATGGCTCCGTCGATAACCCGGAGGGCGTTGACGTTGTCGTGATCCAATGCGTTACCGGTCGCCGAGTTGGCTTCGCTTTCAAGTGAAACAATCCACCGGGAGACAGAAATGACTCCTGCGCCCGGCTGATGGGAGCCCTTGCCGTTATGGGCGCGTGCCCGAGCGGCGGCGACATACCCATCCGGTGGAATCACACGAGTAACACCGACGAGAGAAGTCGGAACGTTGATCCAGGGCCAGTAGAGCGCACCGTGTTCGGTGTTGGACTCGTTGCCGCGAATGGTGATTCCCACCGTTTCGGCCTGAGCGGCAGTCTGTGCTGCTGCCGTGTGGATAATAGCGACCCGGTTGTGAGAGTTGGCGTGAGCGAGCAGACCCGCGTATACGGCCTGAACCTCTGATTCCGGACACGTCACAGCACCGACCCCGTAGGCGTCGTTGAAGAGCGTCAAGCCGGTGACGTAATGCGCAGAGGTCACGTTGGAACGATCGTCGTCGCCCGCGGATAGGTTCTGGGCGGCGAAAATGTCAACCAGTGCGCCGCCTTCGTCAGTCACGGTGACGTAGTAGGAGGCGATAGCGCTACTGGCAAACTTGCTGACGATCTGATCGCTGGCCGTAGTGTCCGTGGCAACGAAGAGCGTTGCGCCGCTGAGAGAAAGAGTGACGGTCCTGCTGTTGGCAATACTGCCAGCAATAGTGGTAACAGCCAGGCCGGCACTCCACGCACCGGGACCGTTAGCAGTGAACGTAACCGTGTCGTTGGATCCGTCGTTCAGGGTTATGAACCCCGTAGTGGCCGACGGGCCTGCAACACGGCTGATCCAGCACTGCGTGCCGCCCTCTTCGAAGAAGGTTTCCACAGTCGGGTGAAGATACGCATAGGACTGGTACTGACCGTAGACAGACTCAAAGTCCACAAGGCTGCCACAGAGGGTGGCCTTGTCTGTCGGACCCCGATCAGCAAGCCCACAAAAGAAAGCCTGTGAAGAGGGCCGAATAGTATTCCCGATCGGACCACTTCGAACTGCAGTTGAAATCGTTACACCAGGCATATGAACCGTCCCGTTGGTATTCGTCTATTATCGTGCGATGACCCTATGAGATCTCCGCGCAACTACTACCCAATAGATTACCACTATGAAGCCGTCGAAGAGTCATCCTTCGAAAGTCCATACTTAATTTGATTTCTCTTCTGGGGTGTCGCCGGCGCTACTTTTCACGTCGGGCTTTTTTGCCTCTTTCTCACGAGGCTTTCCTCTATCAGTGGCAGGGGCTGAACAAAGAACAAGAGTTCCGTTGTCGACAAGTCCTCGAGTGGTTTTATCTACTGATGACAGTCCACCACAGGTCTTGCCCGGCAGAACGTGACCTTCGTCGGTAACCGTAAAATTACTCAAGGTATTGTTACGCACCCAGGTCAATCCACCAGGATCCCTGGTATGAGACGCATGATCTGAATGCTTGAAAGTTTTATCTGCCATGATGAGATTGTACCTTATCAGTTGCTTACAGGATGCCCGAGAGCATCATACTTCCTCTTGACCACCACATGGTTACGTTCGATTGCTTCCGCAACCTTTGGATAGTCGGGAGAACATAACGCCAGTGCAAAAAGAGGCGCCCTGTGTCCGAATGCACAAGTTGTAAGTATATATCCACTGTTGTTACGAATCACCACAGCGTTGGCACGGTCATAATCAAAAGCATCCGGATCGAGAACACTGTTCAATTCCTGGCACACGCAGTCGGTTTCGACAATGGGCATCATTCGGAAGCACCACCTTGAGCCAGAGTAGTTGCGAGTGCGATGTCCTCGGCGACACCAACATTCTTAACCCCGAAGGAAATCCCATCATCGTCAACCAGTGCATAGGCCTTACGCATCACGACCTCGTCGAGAGAAAGTTCATAACCCAAGTAGGCACCGGCCAAAAATCGTTCGCCCTTGAGAGGGGTGAGGTCTGAAAATTCTTCCCTCATGCCCGACTCATCAATCTCTGCCCGGAAAGAGTGGGAAGGGTCAGTGGCCTTGAGGCTCGGATAATCCAGCAGGGCAGAGCGCACAACGGTGGTGAGACGATCACGTTGGAGTGTTGCGGCTTCCGAGTTGCTAGCCCGACACCAAATGTAGGTCCTCAGATTGTATGACACCCGATATTCGGGGTCCATAGCATAAGCGGAGGTGTTCCCGCCGCCGTAACCGATGCGCTCCAAGTTATTTGTCGTAAGGGCAACCGTGATAACAGTGGGCCACTTGTCCAACGCTACAGGTTCATGACTGAGGTATTTAACAGGAATGGGAAGTTCTGCGTCTGTGAGTCCTCCCCAGCCGTTCCTGTAGTCGATTATGCGTTTGGAAAGATCCCCTAGCAGATAGTCGGTGACATACTGCTTCGCAAAATGTGCACCATGCATCAATCGGTGTGTGGGGAGTGCCATTAGAACAAATCTCCGTCTCCGCCGTCTTTGAGATATTCCCGCATCATCCTGCCCCAGCGCTTGTTCGCACCTGCCGGCTCGAAGATGATTTCACGTTTGGCCATATGTTCTGTTCCGTACTGATGAAACTTTGCTACTCGAATGTTGCTTAGACTAAATTCGGCTTTATGGCGGTCGATGTCAACCTCCACCCCACGCAGAGTGGAGATGGCTTTGAACAGTTCCCCGGTCTGAATGAGCGGCGGTGCTCCCGGGTAATGGACAGCCTTCCAAGACGCGTATTCCGCATCCAACGGCTTCCAACCCCCTACCGCAAGACCGTGGGCGAGATAGTTGCCAGTCCAGGCTTTCTGCAACTCGTCGCGAATTTCCTCTAAGGGAGGTTTGAAGTTCCTACCCCGGCGCTGTATCGCGTCGATTTTGTTCTGTGCCTCGTCGTCATCATATTCGACATCAATATCGATCCGCATTACGAAACCCTTACGCGCCGATACCTCTTGATGGCAAGCAGTTCCTTTTCCATGAAACCGATTTCCGCCAAAGTGGTTTCTCTAGGATCAAGGTCCTTGATGCCGACAACGTCATCGTGCATGTTCTGCATCTCCCGAGCCGCCGCACGCAAAATCATCAACTTGAACATTGGGATATTCGCGCCAGCCAGACCCGCCGTGTAAGTGACCGTGATCTTGTCGCTAGCAAGACTCCCATAGA